GTACATAGTCACTTCTTCCTTCTTCAGCATCATTCCAAAGTTTATAAAACATGTTCAATCCTTTTGGTGTTGACACAATGAAAACTTTTGTTGTTTGACCAGAAGAGATTGTAGGATATACAGAAGTGAAGAATTGATCTGCGAGAGATGGTGGATCAATATGTGCAAACTCGTCAAGAAAAATAATGTTGAACGAACTACCACGAACCGCAGAAGAAGATGTTGAGGCGGCTATCACTTTACTACCATTCTCTAATTCAATATTTCCTTTATTCCATATCACAACACCTTGTTGTAACCATTTAGGAAGATTTTCATATGCGGTTTTGAGTCGTTCAAGAATGTCTCTTGCAGTTGAACCTTTGTTTGCAAGTATTGCGACATTTACATTTTCATGAAATAATGCAAAATGAAGAAGATAACTGATAATTGTGGTCGTCTTACCAGATTGTCTTGGCATTTTACAAATCACAAAACGATTATTGTGAAATTTATCAATCATATCTTCTTGATAATCATACATATCAAAATTAACCAGACCATGATCAACATGCACAATCTTTACATAATCATTACAGAAATGAACAGGGTCATCTTTACATTTAAGATATTCTTGTAGTGTTTCTTCGGTATACTCTACCTGAACATGTGCGGCTTTGAGTAGAGGATTACCTAAATAATTTTCACTTGGCATTATATTTGTATTCCCATTTTATCAGATAGACCTGTATTATAATTTTTAGTTCTTAAATATACATCTGATGTTTCAAAATCTTCATCAGTTAAGACACCAAAATTAGGTGTGCCATCCGGATTTGTTTTATACGTAACGTAAATAACTTTATTACTTATTGCTGAAGAAAATATTTTAGTAAAATTTATTCTAGGTTTAGCCCCTCTATATCCGGTCTTAGAAATTTTTTCTAATAATTTATCACAAAAATATGTTATCATGGTTGATCTTAAACGATCACCCTTTTCACTCAACGACTCATTATTGCTAATAAAATCTGCGAATTTATTTTTATCATATCTCGTAGATTTTAGATCAGCATCAGTCAATTTATCTGGTAAACCCTCATATTCTGTATATCCTTTTTTGAGTAAATATTTACCTACCATCGCAGAACCAGATGCCATAGAACTTTTATTTAATATCTCAAAAATTTTATATTGATCTGTGCTTCTCCATTTTGATATATCAGGTTTTAATAATGGTAATAAATCTGCTGGTTTTACAACATTTGTTGTTGATCCCTTAACTTTAGAAGAGAATTGAAACATATTATTTGCAGGTCCACACATAAAATCAACCAGTGGATAATTGGCCGCTTCAGGTAAAAATATTGTATGTGTGGTTTTAATGTCAACTTTATTTTTAGCAGATTTTAAAGGGTTGTCATTCATCAAATATAAAGGTCCTAATAATTCAGCAAAATCTTTATTAATATCTTTTAATACTGCTTTTATTGTATTCCGATGTTCAGTATAAATTTTTTTCAATTGACTTGTATTTGCGGATTCACCTGAAACAACGTATGTCAATTCTTTTAGATATAACACAACTTTTGGATTTATATCTGCACGTTCATCTATATTCTGAATTAATTTTGTTATATATTTGTCTCTTGTTAATTTTTTATCTACAACTAATGGAAAATATTTTGGTTTGAGAGAACCTAAAGTTCCTCCTTTACCCCCTGGTTTCTCTATTTGTTCAAAACTTACTCTATATAATTTTCCATCATAATCAATAAGTGCCTTTGATACATATTCTCCTTCATTAATAAATTCAATTTCTTTTCCTTTTTGTAATCGTACACCATTAAGCACTGATTTACCTTTCATGGCAACGTCAAATGCTTTAATATAAGATTCTTCTTGTGGAGATTTTAGGACTGTTTTGACTCTATCTTGTGTAGAAAAATATTTTATATATTTGTCACTCCCTCGCACACCAGGCATTGTTCTCCTTTTTACCCTTTAAACATTTTTTATCTTAGTAGTCTTTTGAATATATCTTTCTAAGTTCCATATATCATCCCATCGCATAATTGAAAAACCTTCAATGGTTTCGTCATCCTCATACCATTGAGAATATGCAGGAGTAACATGTATTTTATCAACTACAAAATTATTTACCACTATTTCATCCCATTGTGATTGGTCTTTGTCTTTTTCGTATCTGAATATTTTATTCATAGCATAATCATAAAATAATGATTTCAAAACTTTGGAGTTTTTTTTCAATACTTTTTCAATTTCATCAAAATAATCTTTAATGGCCATACCAAATACGAAACTTTGTGTACTACGTGATGCTAATTTAATATTATTACCTATCATCTCCCATGCAAAAAATGGATCTTTCTTAATGTCTTTTACACTACCCAAAATAGGATCTGGCTCTATCCATTCTTCATACACATCAACAAGTTTTTTAAACATATTAAATAAATCTCTTCTCATACCTCCTAATTTTGCACCACCGCCCAATCCCCCACCATCAGAACCTTGTCTAAGTGTTTGAAACTTCAAGTATCTACCACCATGTTTATCTACTTCTGTATTAAGATCATCTGGTCCAGCAATAATAATGTCACCTGTCAATTCTGCAACAAAACCACCATCAGTCTGAATACCTGCCTCTAAAAAATAACTATCCATATTAAAAAATGCAGATATTGCTTTTTTTGATTTTTGTATCTTTTTTAATTGTTCTACACCGGTCTCATCGGTAAGATGAAATACCTTAGAACGTATTTTATCAGGCCATAATCTTTCAAATATTGAATTACTCAATGGTATCATCACATCATCAACTGAATGTCTTGATAAATCAAATATCATAGTAGATAAACTACTCTGCCGTGCTACTTCTGTGATATAGGATTTAAATGATTTCATTTTTGATTCCTGAATTTATAGATTCAATACGTAAACCGACTTTCTCATTTCCTCTTGCACCTTTACCATCAAGGTAAATAGTGGTGTATCGGGATGAACCAAATCTGTCTTTATTTCCTGTGTAAAGGTCTGAGTAATCAGATTTTCGCCCTCTTACTTCCCAAACTGTATCGCCATTAGGTTTCACGGCAAATTTAGCATAATAAACTTTATCTTTGAATGCTAAATTTATCAATAGTTTTAATGCTTTATTGATTGGATATGGTGCAGAACTATATTTTCTAATTAAGGGATCGGCGGCTAACATTAGTGCTTTCACATTTGGATATGTGTCATTTTCTATAGCAAATTTATTGTAATCTGCTTTGACTTTTTTTCCATCTATATTCTTTTTATAAGGAGGAAGATTGTTGAGATATTCGGATGAAGTTGATTTATAAGCCTTAATGTATTCAGAATTTTCATCTTCACCATAATTTTTGACTAACAAATAAGCAGTTTCCAAGATATTCGGAATAGATTTAAGTTCGTGTAATGCAAATATCTTCATTAATAAATCATATTCCTTTTTATATTTACCTTTAGCAGAAATAAACGCCATATGTAAAGGACCAATACTGCTATCTAATTCCTCTTCTTTTTTTAACGTATCTTCAATAGTTGTCAAAATATCATTAGGTTTAACAGTATTTCCTAAACCTTTTGCCGTCTTTGCTGATATTTTGTGCATTATCCCTTCTTGGTCCGTTATTGAATAATCCATGAACGGATAATTTGATTGATATGGTACGAATATCTCTATCACACTTTTAATCCAAGGCATATAATCCTTATCTCTAAGAATTTTAATTGGACCAATAACTTCTCCGAAATCATTATTCAATTTCTGATTAAATTTATTACCGTTGGGAACATCAGACATTTTTTGTAATTGCCTTCCGTTTCCCAATTTAATACCACGAAAACAATTTCCATCTGGATCATTAACTAAATTCAGCATTATTTTCTTGTGAATCTCTTCAATTACAGAATGATTTAATTGAAAAATACCGTTTTTCAAATCTGCGATGTATTGGGTTAATGCATATGTTGTAAACCATTTTTCTTTTCTTTTGAAAAAGAGATTCGGTTTCAATAAAGGAAATGATGATGCGGCTTCATTTAGATAAGATTTAAACGTCTTCATTCTTCTTACCCTTCAGAAGTTTTTGCAATTCTGCCGTGCTACCAACAAACAAAGCATTTGTAACTTTCTCAGGAACATTTTTGACTTCTTTTGTAATGTCTTTGACTTGCTGATGAAGATTCAATAGATTATTATTTTGTTCACCAATAACTTTAATGAGTTGACCAACAACTTCATACATTCTTGCATTACCATTTTCTTTTGCTTCCATGAGCAATTCATCAAGAGCATCATGCCCACGTTCAATCACATTGTAATAATTTTCTCTCGCATATTGATAGTCTGTATCCAATTCATCGTCACTTTTACGAGGTTCAATCTTTGGAGGCTTCTCTCGTTCAATCACCGCATTTTCTGCAACGTTTAATATCTTGTCCAATTCTGCAAAAGTATCACTCATGAATCTGTTCCTGTTGATAAATCAGTAAAGATTGGAGGATTAAATATTGTAATAGTTGTATTTGCATCAACATTATCATTTGCTGATACAACTGCACTCTCTCCGCCCTCAGTCGTAACAGTAATTCTACTAACTGTGTCACCTTGGTGACCACCTGTTTCCATAAGAAAATATCTGTTATCTTCCAATCTTAAAAAATCATCACTCGTTATTGAACTTGAATCTAATCTCATTCTATCAAATTCTGGTATTGGTCCAGGTTGATCATATTTTTTAAAATCAACCATGATTTTACGAATAATCTTATCTGAAGATTTAATGTCAGGATAGATAAAACCTTTGACGAAAAAATCAAGTGTCCATATCAATGTTCTTCTTGTTTCAAAATCTGAATCATATGTATCATCTAAAGAAGCACCGTTTAATATGATTGGAACATCTAATTTCACATTCATGTCTGGAATGACATTCAATGTAACATTAAATTCAGGAGTAAAAAATGGTAATATTTGCTCAAGTATTTGAGTTCCATCTTCAGCATTATCAACGTAAATGCTCAATTGAAAATCCATTGTATATGGCACTGGGTTGAACATCTTTCTCATCGTGTTCACCCCACCAGTAGAAGCGGCAATATTTTTAATGGTTCCTACTGAATTTAATTTGCGAACAGGATCGTAAACCATTGCAGTCATTTCAAAACTCATTCTTGGTAATGAAATTGCAACTTGACGATCTAAATCTGGATCTTGTCTAATTCTATGAATAAACTTTTGTTTAGGACCATATGCGATAGGAACTTTTTGACGAGATACTACATTATCAGAACCATCAGTTTTTTCAAGATTGATATCATTGAAAAGTGTTCCGAATATGATAACGTATTTTCTTAATGTTTGATGATAAAAAGTTTGTCCTAGCATATATATATTTAGTTATTATAAATAATACCATAATAAGATTATAAACATTTTGGAGTTTTTATGTCAGGAGTCATAGCACCAGAGGCAGGAAGATTATTTAGAGCAACTATTAACTCTGCTACTCTACCGACCATTACAACAACGTCTGTTCCTAGCGGAAAAACATGGGTTGCACATGGAGTTTGTAAATTAACAGAGTCGGCGGCATATTCAACGGCTACTGACAGTTCTTCCACTTCAGCAACCGCTACGGCAGTGTGTTCTTTTGGAACAGAAGGCGGCACTTCTAGTGGCGCAGACAGTGGAACGGGCGGTGGAAGTGGAGGTGGAGGATATAATTGGGAAAGATGGTGTTCTAGATATTGCGCCCATTATTGTGCTAGATATTGCGCCAGATATTGTGGTTTAGGTGGTTATGGTTATGGATTCGGTTATGGATATGGATTTGGATTCGGTTATGGATATGCACATGCAAGAGGATATGCAGGTAAATGTACCGCAATTGCTACACATGGAAGTTCAACATGGACAGAAGTTGTTCCTACAGGTTTCACAGTCACCACATGGTTATATTACGTAGAACAAGTCAACTCTTACTTATAATTAATGGATTGCAATGACAGGAATTGTAGGACCTCATAAAACCGATACAGGTACCGTATTCAAATATACAATTAACAGTGCAACATTACCCACTATAACAACTTTAAGTGTTCCTGCAGGTAAAACATGGTTGGCTTTTGGTATCGCCAAAGTACAAGAAGCGGCGGCATATTCCAGTAAAAGCAATGCTTCTGACACTGGGAGATGTGTTACAACTGCAACTTGTAATTTTGGAACTGGTGGTGGTACTGCAGGTGGAGCAGATGCTGGAACTGCTGGAGGCTGTTGTGGTGGAGGGAATAATTGGGAAAGACATTGTGCAAGATGGTGTGCCCATTATTGTGCTAGATATTGCGCCAGATATTGTGGTTTAGCCGGTTATGGATATGGATTTGCAAAAGGTTATGGATTTGGTTTTGGATATGGATATTCCTATGCTAGAGGATATTCAGAAGAATGTATAGCAATAGCAACAAGAGGTAGTTCTTCTTGGACCCAAGTCGTACCATCAGGATTTACAGTCACTACCTGGTTATATGCTGTCGAGACTACAACTGCCGATTAGGAGATTATCATGACAGGAATAGTACCGAAACAAGACACGCATGAAGGTGTATTTAGAAATACGATTAATAGTGCCACTCTTCCTTCTATTAACACTTCTTCTGTTCCTAGCGGAAAAACTTGGATAGCATACGGTGTATGTAAACTACAACAATCCGCTTCTTATTCGATTGCCAGTAATTGTTCAACAGCCAAAACAGTTAGTACCACCATTAATAGGCATGGTGAAGGTTGTTGTATTGCATTAGGCTATAATGGTTTTGCTTCAGCCGGCACCGATGGTGGAACGAGCGGTGGTTGTAGAGGTGGAGATTTAAATAAAAGTTGGCAAATTCATTGTGCAAGATGGTGTGCCCATTATTGTGCTAGATATTGTGGAGTCTGGTGTGGTTTGAGAGGATATGGGTACGGTTTTGCAAAAGGTTATGGATTTGGTTTTGGATATGGATATGCTTATGCCAGAGGTTATTCTGATGATTGTATAGCAATAGCAACAAGAGGTAGTTCTTCTTGGACCCAAATCATTCCAACAGGATTTACAGTCACTTCCTGGTTATATTATGAAGAAGAAACAAACGCTTAACTATTAATAAATATTCATATGGCACTTACAATCAAAACATTAGGTAGAAACTTTGAAATCAAACAAGGATGTACGTTTGAAAAAGTTTTTACTACCAAAGATGCAAACAATTCAAACGTAACTATCAGTACAGGCACATGTACCGCCAAAATGCGTAAATCTTATGATACTTCTAATAGTTCTTTAATTTTAGCGTTTACAACTTCTGTTTCTGGTTCAAATGTCACAATCTCTGCTACATCAACACAAACTGCAAGCATGGCGGCCGGTCGTTATTACTATGATGTTGAATATACTCAAAGTGGTGGTGATATAGAAAGAATAGTAGAAGGGATTATAACACTATCTCCGCAAGCAACCGCTTAAATATTACCTTCACTAAAAGGATTTGACTCAGAAAAATCTATAATTCCATCGGCTTCTGTCTCAATAGTGAAGTTATTTGCCGATGTGTCATTTACAAATTGTTGAGTATCTGGTTCGGTTTGTAATGTATAATAAGCCCCACTCGTATTTCCTACGATATTTGATGTTGCACTAAATGATCCTACAACATCTGTAATCTTTAAAGTATTATCAGTCGTATTCCAAGAAATGACTCTTGCTTTTGTATTAGCGGATGCATGATCGGTTCCAACATACACATATTCATTTTCAACATATTCACCAGATCCTGAACCCATCGTTAATTCTAATGCATAAGCATTTTCGTCTTCTACTTTGTCAATGTCTGCAATACCAGTATCAATTTTTTGATCATCATATTGAAACAATTCACAAGTAAGATCAAAGATTGGCAATTTACCGAATTGATAAAACATGGATTCATGTTCTACAAACCGAACTTCGTATATTTTCTTATTCAATGGTAGAAAAATTATATCACCTTCTAGAGGTCTGTCTTGTGAATTTATATCTAGATTATCAAATCTTCTTCTTGCTACAGAAAAAATGACTTGATCACGTATTTCTAATCCAAAACGAGATATAAAGTCACCATCACCCTCAAATCCATCTACTGATTTTACATACATTTCAATCAAATGTGCATTAGTAAATTCTGATATTGCATCTTCACCATATAGTGTATCTTCATTAATAAGAGTTCTTGGTATATAATATACATCAATACCAAAATTTTTGATTGATTCAATAATCAAATCTTGATGAAGGGCTTGTTCTGAAGTGTTTTCAAAATGATTAAAATATACGCTTGTGGTCATTAGAAAGGTCCTGGTCCGACCATGAAGTCAATAGGCAGTTCAAACCTTAATTGAACTTCATCTTGTATTTCTTTTAATTCGTTTTGAGCATCATCAAATAACTGTCTGCCATTCAATGTAGCACCGCCTGGCAATTGAACACCATCATATTTAATTAGATTTGCACCCCATTGTCTTTTGATTAGTGCAGTAACATATCTTTTAAGAAACATGTCATTGTAAACATCTGAATAAGTATCTGGATCTAAAGTTCTATAACATTCTGCAACGATATATTCATCAATTTTGATATCATCATTTGCCCAATCAAGATCAAGATAAAGACGATTTGTGTGTCTTTGAAATCTTATTGGTTTTTTACCGACAAAAATATCATTTAACAATTGGATATATTGCATAGACATCTGATAATTTGTAATTGAACCAGATGTTAAAAATGGCATTTCATT